CTAGGATTCGTTTGTTCCATTTTTAATCTCCGCTTTGGTTTGTTGATAAATTTCATTTAATTGCTCATCAAGCTTGGTTTCTTTTTCGTTATCTTGATGAGTGGTTTCACCTTTCATGATTAAATATTTAATAGGTAAAACCTTTACTTTGTAAGCTTTTAAATGGCCAAATTTATTCATTTCCCACCACCGTTACATCAAGGATTAAAACAAATTCACCGCCTACAAGTGTTCGCACTTTGCCGTTTTTATCAATGCACTGTAAATCGTAAGGCGCTGATTCCCACTTGACCGATTCGGTTTTGCCGTGTGGCACGTTAACAATAATTAAGTTATTCTTGACCACAATTTCACCCGTGGTAGATGATAATTTAATCGTCTCACCACGCTTAGGCTTGATATGTAAATCAAGTCGGCACCCAGTAAAATCTACCGCATTTTGCTGCTCGGTATCTTCGGCAACCTCAAAAACAAAGCCGTCATCATCGCCCCGAACCATTTCTAAATTAATTTGCTCCATATTTACTCCAATAAAAAACCGCACGATGATTTCTCAAAGTGCGGTTAGTTTTAGTTAAAGCCAATTAGATTACGATTTGACCATTTTCTTTTAGATAAGCATAAATCCGCTCTAATTCAATCTGCTCTGTCGTTTTGCCGATATCATCTTTAGTTAATGGTTTGCTCATTAGCTCTTTAGCTGCTACAGCATCAATCCATTTATACTCAGAGATAATAGGCGTAAAGTTAGTCACAGATCCGTCACTATCCTCACCAGTGCCTAATACATACTTAGCATTGATTGAGCCGTCCTCTTGTTTTGAGTACGTGGCAATAGCTGAGTACATTGGGTTTAAGATTTTGTTAAATGTTGTCATGTTTACTCCTAATTGTAATTTAATGGCATGCCATCGAGATCAACTGTTAATATGAATGAAGATGGCGGTGTGATTATCTGATCCCATGAGAACCACCATCCATCAATCCCAGATAGACAAACCCAAGAGTATTGGATCGTGTTTTTATCTTTAAAAAAGAAGCCCTCTCCAAGCTCATAGTTATTAAATGTATTATGCCCTCCAGCAGGTGGGAGATATTGCCCTGGCAATCCTCCCATCATGCACCTCCTCACAAACGGCATTAATATCCCGACTTTATTTGATAGATTTGAAAACTTTGATATATCAATTTTTAAGTCATTACTTATAGATGGCCCCGCTCTCCCTAACTGATGCACCCCGAGCAATTTAAGCCTATACCAGTCAGAATGGTATATGATTTCGCCTTTTTCATTCCATAAGGTTAAACCGTATTTTGCTGTTTCTGGCTGCCAATCATCAAATATATAATATTCAATGCCTTCATTTACATGCAGATTCCACCAGACGTAGATCTGAAATCCAAAAGTATTTCTGTACTCACTATTAATATAGTCTTTGTTTGTCATATTCCTGCTGACTGGAACATACGTAACTTTACTGTTGTAATCATGCCCTCTTGGGTGGATGACTATTATTGGCGAGTTAAATCCGACACACGGAATATAGCAGTCTTTAGTCATGCCATTGATTTCGAAGTCTTTATCGTATAAAACCCCTGACTTGCGTAAATGATAGTTTTTGTATGTATCATCAATGATATTGATAGCATCTTCTGAAGATATTCTAAGCATCTGGGCAAATTCCTATATTTATATAACATCCACCAAAGATAGCAGTTCGCTTTGGCGCAACATCGGTAGAATCAAATCCGACTGGATTATCACCAAAAAGGTCAGAAACGCCATTTTTTTTGTCGTAATTGCGAGGGAATAATTCCCTGTCGTAAATGTAAAAATCCCAACTGATTAGGTTGCCTGATATTTTCACATTTGGGTAAAAACATCCGTTAAGTTCTGCCGGAGAGATAAAATAAAATGGGATGTAGCCTTTAGGTATATTCAACAATTCATTCACAATAAATGACCCACTACCTGCTTTCTGGTAAGCATAGTCGTATGCTACGATAAGAGGGATGTGCAACTTTGCTATAATTCTCGCAAATTTACTCGTTACCTTATCCCTAATAATCCCATCTGCATTACATACTTCAAATCCGTAATTTGCCATTATAATCTCCCCATTTTAACCCTCAGCCTACCTCGTTCATCATAAACAGATATAGCCTCATTAGTTATAATCATGCCGACATTACCCGCTGACGCTCTCATTTCAACCTGACCGCTCCTACTCACCTTGAATCTATTATTGATATTAAGTGACCCACCGTTAATATCGCCCATATTGGAGCTAACGGCAGAAAGTTGAGACACATTTAACTTATCCGCAGTAAGTGACCGTGTAGCAATATGAGTTGCTCCGATGCTACCTGCTGCAACGTGTTTAGCTGCTACTGCACCAGTTGCATTCTCATTGGCCGTAATGCTATCAGCCGCCAGTTGTTGAGTGGTGATTGATTTGGTAACAATCGAGCCGCCATGAATAGCTGTTACACCTGCGTTTTGCCAAGGACTAGGTTGAGTTGTGTATTCAGTACACTCTTCGAGCATTGGATTAGCTGTGTAGAAATCGGCATAAGTTTTATTTTTAGCGTATCGATTAATTCGCAGTAAAATTAAAATCTTACCAGTATCCGGTGCCTTAAACTTAACCCAAATCCGTCTTGCGTTTTGACTTAACCCCTTGGCGAACTCGCTTGATGGTGCGCTGATAAAATTAGCTGGTTTATTATGGATATCATCTTGCCCTGCTGTTGGAGTTTGAGCTACAACGCCTTGGTATTGGTTTTCATCAGCATTATATTTTTCTACAACAAGCGAACCGGCACAATGGAAACCACCAACATAAACGCTTGCGATATACCATTTGTTCGCTACTACATTTACAAACTGCCGACAGACATCAACCCAAGATCCACGTTCGGCAAGTGTGTTGAACTGTGCTTGCGTACCACTAATTGTGATTAGCCTCCATGCCTCCGTTTGCTCGCCTTTCGGGTAGTAGTCGCTCTTGCTGTATGTTCGACTAACTGCGTTTGTGGTTGGGCAATTGCTCCAATCTCCGCCTTTCGCATTAAAATCACGCCAACCATAAGCGTTGTTAGCGAAAATCGGGTTATAAAGCAGATTTCCACCAAGCCCGATAGCCATTTTGTCAGCGGTAATCTGCCCTGCCGCCATATGCTCGGCTCGCACAGCTCCAGCCTGTAACGCACCCGCTCCGATTGTATTTGCACCAATCTGATCGGCTTGCAAGGTGCCGACTAATTGAGTTGTCTTAATCTGGACTCCGTTTATATCAATTCCATTTTCAAGGTATCTACTACCGTTCCAGGTGTAAAGTTTACCGTCTGCGGTGTTGTAAACTTGTTTATGACCTTGATATTCGCCAGTATTTAAACCGTTAACCGTCTTGATTAAGTCAAGGTTTCTAGCGGGCAATGCAGTATCAAATACTTCATTGATGATGTTTTGAGAGAGTTTTTTGTTTAAAACCTCTAACTCTGCATCAATATCTACCGCACTTTCGCCACGCAATCCGCTTTGTTGGCTAAATGGCCCAACGTTTACGCCTCGAGTATGTCTTAACCAGTAGTATCTAACCTGTTTAGCCCCGACTTCGTGCGAGTACATCTTAGCGGTAACTCTTGTTAGGCGTGTAGCGGTTTTAATATCGTCAGTTTCACTAACAAAAATCTCTGTTGCAGTGGCATCATTAACCCAATCCCATTCGATTGTAATATTGCCTAATCCACCTGTTACTCTTACGCCTGTTGGTGCTGGCGGTTTATCGATAACAAAGGTTTGTGTTCTTTCGCTTAAGACCTGCCCTTTCTCGTTCTTAACTTGGATTAAAACTGAGTATTCGCCATTTTCTAAACCGTCCAGATTAAGATTTGGTGATGTTTGACCTAATCGGATATCGTATAATGCACCGTCTTTATAGATGCGAAAATCATACTTAATAACACCGTTGCCACCTGTTACATCGCCAGCAAACGAAACACTGCCATTAGGATTAACCGTTACCCCGATATTGCTCACCTGTGGAACAGTAAGGATTGATGTTGCTTTAGGTTCGAACTTCGCCCCGTTATCAACAATCGCCTCTTTCTGCGGTTCGTGCTGCAAGGCTGTAATGGTATATTTGCTTTTAGTTTCTTCCTTGACGGATAAGGCTTTAAACAACTGACTTGTTACTTGTTGAGTAGATAACGACCATACACCGTAAGCCTCTAATCCAATAGGCTCTTGGTCTAAAGTAACTTCTGCACCTTTTACAGATGTAATCTTAATATCTTGGTGTTTCGCTTGTCCGTTGATATAACTAAAGTAACTATTGCCATTAACTGAGATTTCTCGGTCTAAAGTAACTTTTTTACCGTTTACCGCTAAAACTCGGCCGCCAACATTGGTACCTGCGTAATACGTGTCAGCGACTTTGATAATGTCGCCTGGCACGTGCATTAAGCCCTCTGCACCAACTACAAAACTAATGGTTTTAGTCTCCAGTTTCTCAGTTTGTAACAGCCATAAACCTGTTCGGTGTGCTTGACCTCGAGAGGTGCAACCAAAGGCTGTGATTTTCTTAACGTTTAAGCCATTTCTGCGGATAGATTCATCGTCAGAAACGTACTCAATCGCCTTTTCATAACCGTTATCTTTGTCTGCGTATTCGACTTGGATAGCATTGTGACGGGCTTTCTTGGCCGAAAAAGTATAATTAAACTCGCCTTTCTCTACGTTTGCGTTAGTGTATGTCCAGACTGGATCTGACGGTCTATCCATTACAACTGTTAGCTGTTGACCGTTCCAGACTGGCATCGCTCTAAAGATTGAGCAAATATCATTAATCACATCATACGCAGAGCGTTGTTCTGTTAGCCAAGCATTACAAGTAAATCTTGGCTCTTGTCCACCGAAACCATCAGGGACTAATTGGTCACAATATTTGGAGACTTGATATAAAGTCCATTTATCAGCTCCAAACTCGCCTAATCTATTGCCTAATCCGTAACGTTTGCTTGTGACAACGTCATATAAAATCCAAGCTGGATTATCTGTCCAGTCTGTTTTAAAAGTACCGTCCCACGTTCCAGTATATTTTCTGGTGCGTGTATCGTAGTTGCTCGGCACTTTTACTCTTAAACCTAATAAGTCATAGGTGCGAGCAGGGATATTGCTAAAATACTCAGAGTCAAACTTAACCCCGATTAAGGCTGTGTTTGGATAAGTAAACTCTGTGTCTATAATCTCGGTGTAGCTTGACCAAACGGTATTATTTTGTAGTCTTTGAGATTTGCTATCCTCTGCCACTCGTTCCACTTTTACAGTAAATGGAACTGGAGGTAGATTGTCAAAAGTGTGTTGCTGTAAATATTGAGAGCTATATTTACCGCTGATTGATACAGGATAAGATTGAGAGCCGATAGTAATAACAAGCTCTACTGTTGTTCCGTTTGTGTCGCCATTTTCAGCTTGACTAAAGAGCGACTGGACACCAATAGTTAAACGTAGTCGAGATACCTTGCTATCTGTAACAGTGCGTGTGATCGGTAGATTCTTTCTAACTTGCGTTCCAACGCTTACCTCTTTCTCGGAGGTGTTAAAACCAGCAATTACATCTTGAACTTGGCTACCTACTCGCCCCTCTAATTGGACGTTGTTAAAATTATAGGAGCCGTCTTTGTTTTGGACTGGTGTATTGTCAAAATAGACGGACTTCATTCCATCAGCCAGTCCCTCAACTTCGCCCTCAGAAATAACTTCAACAATTTTGACGAGTTGCTTACTTCGACTGGTCTCTTTAGCCTCAACAGGCGTATGACCGCCACCGCCACCTTTACCCATTGCCTAACTCCTATTTCTAAATCTTGGAACTATCTTGCCTTTCTTCTCTTCTGGCGGTTGTCGCTCAATATCCATCGTCTCAACACCTTGCGAGATAATCAGTGAGCCAACTCTAATCCGCCCATAAGCGAGAGGCATTGGACGACCTTGAGCGGCCATATTCGAGAGATTTGAAAAGCTGGTTGATTGTTTCCTTTCGGCATCTTTACCAGTTGACATTGATGGCATCTTTGTGAGCATTTGAGCTACACCACCAGCCATTAAACCGATGCCACCAGCGATTAACGCTGCACCACCAGCCCAAGAAGTAAATGCGCCAACCACAACCATCACCGCACCAACAATCGTTTGAAATAAGCCTGCCTTTTTCGATCCTTTTAAAACTGGCGTGAAGTGAACCGTTGAATTATCTTTTAAATGTTGGTTTAACCCTTGCTCAAGATAGCGATTGTCTAAATACTCTTGCCCAACTCTCACGGTAAATAAGCCTTGTTGGATAAACTGTCTGAGCTTTGGGATTTGACTTGTGAGAGCTTGAACGACTTCGGCGGGCGTTTTGCAATCTAGCCTAAATTTAGTTCCAAACTGTTTAAGGGAACCATAAAATCTAACGTTGACCATTCTCTGTATCTCCAAATGCTGTGCGTGTGCTTAAGCCAGTAACCATCGTACAAATCTCGCTTAGATAATCGTTTTGGTGCGTGGTGTAATACCATTTGTTCGCCTACATAAATAGCCGCATGGTTCGGCACGTTTGCCCCTACGCTAATCAAAATCACATCACCAACTTGAGGCTCTTTAACTTGCTCAAACCCGTACTTTTCCATATTGTCTAAGTAGAGATTTAAACCCTCTTCCCACCAATAATCTGGGCGTTCAAAATCTGGCAATTCACAGCCTGATAGGCGGTAAAAGTCTCTGAATAGCGTGTAGCAATCCGTTTCACCGTGATTGAATTCTCGACCGATTAAAAATGGGATTTTTGGGAAAATATGGATTTTCTCATCACATACCAACCAAAAATCTAACTGGCTGTAGAGTTGAGTTTGTAAGTCTGATTGAGAGAGTTTAGGCTCGCCTTGCGGGTGTGAATGAACCAATGCCACAATCTCGCCTTTCTCACTTGTCGCAATGTAATCTTCTGGCGTGATTTCAAAGTGATTTTCCTTGTCTTCCGCTACGTTCTCGCAAGGTATAAAGACTTTTTCGCTACCCACTAAAACAACAAAACCACAGCTTTCCTGTGGTTCTTTTGATTTTGAGTAGTGAATTATCTCGTTGTGTAGCTTTCCGTCCATCGCTTACCCCAATTTATCAACGCTAACAAATCCGCCATAGTTGTGCGTGTTGTTTCTTAGCTTACAGCTAGTCAATAAACCACTGCATTTATCCTTTTTAGGGTCGGTTGTCGGTTGGTCTTTCTCGTCTGCCACCGCTCGCCCTGTATAACCGCACTCAACGCCACGATACAGCCAGTTGCAAGTAGAGGTAATCATTCGCCCAATCAGTGCGTTATCTGTCTCTGACGGTAAAGCTAGAGTAAATTGAGCTACATCTCGATTGAGTGAGGATAATTGCTCAATTAAGAAATAACTTAATACTTCTTGTGATGGGTCGGCTTGCTTATTGCCATCTACGAAATTCACTGCATCAAGGTAGTGCATATAGACTAATCTACGTCTAACCACACCGCCCAAACACTGTTCGAAACGGTTACAAAGTGCGGTAATAAATCCACCAACATTTCCAAGTGTTAATGTCGGTCGATTGCTTGGCCCACTGCCTGACATTTCGAACCCGTCTGCTTTAACAGCAAATGGCTCGTAAGTCTTGCCTTGCCATACGATAGATTGAGATTTTTCATTTTTACCGGCATAAAAGCGATAGAGTTCGCCGCTTATGCCGTCAGCATCTTTCAATCCTCGCAAATCCACTTCAAATAGCTCGATCAGTGCGTTTTGCTCTAGCTTGGCTAGGTCTAACTTTAATTTATTGCTAATTAGTTGTGGCATTATGGCACCTCAACAAAATCACAGCTAAACTCGGTGAAGTTTAAATCCATCTTCGCAGGCCACTTACTACAAACAGCCTTGATATTTTTTCCAGTGAACGGGTCTTTAAATAAAAAAGGATGAATTCCTTTGTGTCGCTTAAAGAATTCATCCACTTCTAGGCGCTCTTTGTTTTTAACCTTAACCGATACAGAGTAAGAGCGGAGTAAGCTGTTAATCCCTTGTAATTGGCGTTGAGTATATCCGTCACCAAATTCAATAGCATTTACTGTTGGCTCATTATCGACCTGAAAATCAGGCCGAATACACCATTTAAATGTTTCCATATTCACTCCTAAGCAAATACACCACCAGAACGCATATTATTTGAAATAATACCGTTAGTTTCGTTTCGTGCTATTTGACGAATTAACTCTACTGTAATTTCGGTTTCGCCATTTCGCTGTCTTTGCTCAACATTTGCATTGACTGGCTCGCCATTATTAATTACTTTAACGGAAATGCTACCGCCCGCCATTGGTCTATAACCAGTTGACGGAATAGAACCTACCGCACCGCCTGTTGCATATCCACGACCATAATTAAGGTGGTTTAAAAATCCAATCCCTAGTCTTGATGTTGCCTCTTTGGTGATGACGTACTCACCACGATGAACCACGCCAGCAGGTGTATATTTGCCACCATCACCAGTATAACCACCGCTAGCAAATCCAACATAACCGCCATCAGAGTACCCCAATGCCCTTGCAGCAGATTTGATAGCGTTAAACAGCATCATTTTCACAATCATCGCCGAAATGTCTTTCAAGATTGATTGTGCTAATGACCTAAAGTCTGCTTTGCCTGTTACAACAAAGTCAGTTAAAGCGTCAGACATTCCATTAAAAGCTTTTTGAGTAATGTCAGAGATATTTCCAGCCACATCATTAACCGAATCATCAAGTTGTGTCATCCCATCTTTAATGCCAGCGATTGGATCTGATTTTCTCTTATTTTCAGTTTCTTGGATGACTGCTCTACGCTCTTTCAGTTTTGCGATTTCTTCATCAAGCTTAGCGATGTTCTCTTGCGACATTCCGATTTTTAATCGAGCCGCCTCAAGGTCTAATTGATGATTGTATTGGATTAATTCTTGCTCTTGTCTTGTTTTACCAAGTAATTCAAGCTCAAACTCCATTGCTCGTAGTTTTTCACCGTTATCATAGGTAAATTGTGCGATTGCCACGCTTTGTTGTGCCGCATCAATTTGAGCGGCCATATCTTTAAGCTTAGCCAGTCCATCGGCGCCAAAATGAGCGTATTTCTCACCATTTGCCGCTATATCTTGAGTTATTTTATTTAACTCTTGATACTGGCTGACTTGACCGAATACAGAAATATCTTGAGCATTTGCTCTGATTTCTGAAAGTCTGCGCTCCATCTCACTTAGTTGATCAGTGTACTGTTTCACATAATCAACCTTGGAGCCGCCAGATTTTTTAGCTTTTTTAGCCGCCTTGATTTCAGCTTGAGAACCCAACAAGGCAAAGTTACTATCAACCACCGCAGAAAAATCAGCAGAATCCTTTTCAAATCCGCTATTTAATGCGTTGTCTTCCGCTTGTAGTCTGCGTTTCTTGGTTGGGTCTTTTTCTTTGTTAATTGCAATTTGGCGATTGTTTCGCTCAATCAGCTTGGTCGCCTTATCACTTAAAGCATTTTTAACACTAAGCCCTAAAGCATTAAATTGACTAGCTACCAAGATAGCCATTGCCCCCATACGCTCAACGGCACTTGTAATAGATACAGCGCCACTTTCAGCACTTGGGAATATGCGGTTTAAGTCATCAAGTGAAAAGCCGATGTTGTCGATATTAACCTTAGACATATCCAAGGTTGGCAATAGGCTCTTTAACTTGTCGTGAAATTCAGCAACAGGAACTTGACCAATAATTGTTTTTAAATCATCTTCCGACTTGGTGAGCTTTTCGTTCGCTTTCGCTAATTCGGCTTTTTTAATCGCCAAATCTTGGGTTGCTTTTGCTAACGCATCTAAATATGCCGAATCTTCCGCTCTACCGCTTGATTGAGCGATTTGTTTGCCTTGCTCAATAATTCTATTGAGTTTTGCGTATTCTTCTTCTAATCGCTGAATTTCGTCCTTTTGTGCGGTAATGGATTGCTCTAATCTAGCTTTCATTCCGTCAAGGACTGCGACTGATGTGTTTGCTAATTTGCCAGTAGTTACATCTAACGAATCAGCAAAGGATAACAGCTCTTGTCTAGCTGCCTCTGTTTTCTGTTGGTAGTCAAGAAAAACACCAACGCCAGCCGATAAGCCAAGAGTTAATAAACCAAGTGGACCACCAACAAAACCCAATGCGCCGCCCAAGCCTTTGCCTGTTGCGGTTAAACCTTGTTGTGCAGCAGCTAGATTTCTCGTTGCTGCCGCCTGTGCCGACAAAGCAGCAGAAGCTTGGATACTAGCAGTAATCCAAGTTCGGATTTTACTAACACTCCAGATTACGCCTGCACCTGCTGCAAGGCTCGCAACTACGGTTAAGTGATTGGCGATTTCGTTGATAGCCTTAGCAAATGCCTCGCTAGCTCCAGTGGATTTATCTAATTCACCAATCCATTTAACTGTAGATGTGTTTAGATTTTCAAAGGCTGCCGAAATGGTAAGAATACGAGTGTCGAATTGTGCATCTACCGATTCTTTGGCTCGTTCTAACGCTGGAACGAGGACGTCCATTGTTAGTTTACCCTCTTTCGCCATATTGCGAAGTTCGCCAGTGGTAACCCCTAAACCAGTTGCAATCGCTTTAGCTAATGCAGGGGTCTGCTCCATCACGGAATTGAATTCATCACCCCGTAAAATCCCACTTCCCAACGCTTGCCCGAACTGTGTCAATGCCGCATCTGCTGCACCAGCACTTGCACCAGATACCGCAACCGCTTTAGATACCGTTTCGGTTAAACTAGCAATCTGTGCTTGGCTAATCTTTAATGTTTCGGCATTTTGAGCAAATCGTTGATAAACGCCAGAAGTCGCATTGATACTTTGGTTAGTTTTTAACGCAATATCAAAAACGTTATTTAAACCTTTAGAACTGCTGATTGAGGCACTTTCGACTAATCGAAGTTTATTTTGAATTTCTGTGTATCCATCGGCAAAACCTTTTAATTGATTTACACCAAAGCCAGCTATACCAGCCTTGAAAAGGTTCGCATATACACGATTGAGCGAGTTTATTGACCGCTCAATATTGTTTAATTGTTTGGTAGTGGTATCGGTAAAGCGTTTTACTCTGCCTTGTGCGTTACTGATACCACTTTGGAATTTAACCTGATCTAACTCAAGCTGGATTTCTAAGTGTCCTAATAAGCCTGCCATTTTTACTCCGTTATCTGTTTGCTAAGTAATTGGCCGAACCGTCATCAAACTCTTCTTCTTTCTTCTCCTTGTAAAAAGGCATAAAGTCTGATAGCTCTGGCGGTTTGCCTTTCGGATCGCGATTTACCATTGCTAAAACGTGCGAAATTTGAGCCGAACGATAATCATCACGCCACAATCCGAAAGGTTGCTCTTCATAAAACAGCCGATACTCTTGTAAATGGCTTTCTGGCATCTGCTCAATTTCTTCCAGTGTTCTTCCGAGAGAAAGCGACAGATTTATTTGGAACTTTCTTCGGCTGGTGAGTTTTTTGGTTCACCGTCCATAATGGCTTGGTTAAGTTGCTCAATGACAGCTTTATCAAGTTGAGACAATGCCTCTAAATCGTTTTCATCTTCGGCATTGAATAGGTTTTCACCGTGTTCATCGCATAAACGCATAGCGATGGTGCGTGTTAATTTGTGTTTGTCGTAAACTTTGGCTAATTGCTTGGTTAATGTATCTTCATCTCTAAAATCAAGTGTAATACCTTGACTTTCAGCAATTCGCACTAATTCTTGCTGTTGTCCGTATAAGGCTTTGTTCATTTCGCCAACGGTAAACTCACGGATGTAATAGGTATCGCCTAAAATTTCTACTGGGTTAACTCTCGGCTTGTGTGATAAAAGCTTATCTCTTAAATTCATTCGTTCCGCCTTATAAAAAGAAAACCGAGAGGATTAACTCTCGGCTTTGTTATTTACGCTGTTGTAGGTAAAAAATAATCACGTTTTGCTTTTTTGATGGTTACACCTGACTCAAATTTACCTTTCACTTCACCGCTAAAGTTAGGTGAGGTTTGAATAAAGCCAGTACCATATAAAGCACCTTGATTGTTTTTCAAAACCATCAACCAAGGAAATGTTTCCTTGTTGTAGAATTTTTTACGCAAATCTTGCTGCATATCTGTTGCCGGGGCATAGTAGAAAGATAGCTTAATTGAACCGTATTCAATTTCGCCTGCCTCTGTTTCTGTACCCTCTGAACACATTGTGGTTACATCTGTCTCGCCCAATGTATCACCGTCACCATCAATCTGTTTAATCGCACAGAAGTTGCTTGATAATTGGATTTTTGAAACTTTCGCACCAGCGAATGATGTCGGTTTATCTAAACCTTTCCAGTCCACTTCATCTGCAAGTGTTACTGTATCAGTAGATACTGATTTCACAGGATAACAGCCATCTAACGCTCCTAAGCCAGTGATTCGGATAAAATCACCAGTCTTTAAGCTGTTACCTGTTGCGGTAATTGTGGCATTTGGCGTAACAGTACAAGCTGTGATAGCTTTTTCTGTGTCGTAGCCAACGCCTAAATAAAACTTAGTCCCTTGGAAAGGGGTTGTTTGTGTTGACATATTTAGTCCTCGTATTTAATTTGATACTTAAGGCTGGAGATAAACCAGGTGCGATTTGTTGCGTCTTGATCATATTCATAGCTCATCAAATCAATTTCTTGGATAGTTTCCGCTAGCTCGTCACTCGCTATAGCGCTCTCCAGTCGTTGTTTAATTTGCTCAGCGATATCGTCTAGCTCATCATCGCCTACAGCGGTTTTAAAATAAGTTGAGATGTTTAAGGTTGCAGTATATTCGTGGTGGCAAAGATCTATTGACTCACAAGAGATATCATCAATGGATATCGCGATTGCCGATGTCTCTTGATCTATATCAATAAACAAAGGTCGACCCGAATAATAATTCTCAACACCTATAATGTTAGTATCGAGTAAATTAAAAATTTGATGTCTAATTTTCTTATGGATTTGCACCGCCTACTCCTTATTTTCGAAAAACAGAGCTTAATTCTTTCGATAGTTCAACTTTCACCTGATTTGAATAATTCTTCAGTTCGCGGTTAAACGCATTGGCTAAAGGTATAGCAAGCGGTATTTTTACCACGTCAATAGAATAGCGAGATTTCCCTCTTCGCTGCATCACCTGCTTTCGTCCGTTTGAGAGAGTTTGAATAAAACCTCTCTGGACTCTATGTTGCCCGATTTTAACCTGTCCCAGTCCTATATTAATCCGATATCTAGAGCTTTCTAGCAACCGAATTAAAGGCAAGTTTCCACGGTTTGCACGTATCTTTGCAACAGGTTCTCGAAGTGTGGCTTTTTTAGTTAGCTGGACTCGCTTTTTGATTAATTTTATTGGCGCTTTAACATCTTTTGACACGGCTTTTGTTCCGTTTTTAATGGCATTCCGCGCTACTTTATTAATGCTTTTCGCCACACACTTAGGCACAGATTGACTAGCTAATTTTTCAAAATTAGCCTGTAATGTCGCCAATCCTTCGATCTTAGACGCCACATTTACTCCAACTGCAATACAATCTTCCCGTCTTCAAAACTAAAACCACGAACGACATATTTAGCATTAGATGCTGTGATAACATCGCCAAGTTTTGGTTTATAGCCAGATGATTTAAAAAGAGTTAAAGTTCTGGTTGTGCCATTGATTAAATAATCATCGCCACCACCACCCATAACTCTTGGCTCCTCATCTAAAACCGCTTTATATTCTTTGCCATTGATGACATAGACGGACATCATCACATCTGATATGACTTTGTCCGCCTGTGCAAGTGCGTCATCAAATGGACTAAGCGTTGATCTTGACATCTACAGTGTCCACAGATGCACCGCTTGCACGCCACGCAACGCCTAAGCGTTTGTTGCTACCAGAGGTAATCGTTGCCCCTTCGGTTGCTGACCAGTAAACAATCGCACCTTGTTTAATATCATCGGCCGCTTTTGCTTTAACTACAAATACGCCAGTAGTTAAACCAACACCAGTGCCACCTTGAGCAACATCAGATACTGCGATTGCAGCAAGATTTTCTAAAATCACCACATCGCCACTTTTTACATTAGCGGCAGCGGTAAAGCGCACAGTGTTTCCGTCTTGTACGTAATTTTTAGACATATTTTATTAATCCTTTGATTCATTTAATAAAAAACCGCACCTTGTTTAAAAGTGCGGTCGTTATTTAGGGTGTGTTAAGTTACTTATTGGTAACTTTTACAATGCCGCGGTAGTCAATCACGTTAACACCTGCATCAATACGCACCTTGGTAGATACACCATCAACGGTAAAGCCTTGTTGTTGCTCCATGTATGGAGTGTCGATACCATCAAGATAGGAGACCTCAATAGCCTCTTTGTTGATTAAGTACCAAGATTTTTCGTCAGCTGCCTGTAAGCGAGCGGATTTAACCGGAGTCACAATGTCGCGTAATGGATTGATGATACCAGAGTTAGCATCTGCACCCTCAACACTTGCGGATTTAATTAATTGTAAACCGCGCGTATACATTGATGTAGGTAATAGCATAAATTCTGGCTCAATCGCTAACGGCTCACCGCGCGCATTAACAAAGCCATTCATTAACTGGATACCTTTGTCAATGTTGGCAAGGTCTAATACCGCATTGGTGATTGTATTTTTGTGAGATGCATCAAATAATGCTTTGCCGTCTTGTGCTTTAGCATTACCAGTTAATAACGCAAACACTAACTTAGCGATTGTTGCACGTGCCGCTTGTCCCATTTTTTCAGGGATTTTTGTCAACAGGTGCATGTCGTCATTAAGGATTGCTTGACGGGTAATTGTAAATAATTGACCGTAAGTCGCTAATGCAACGCTAGCGCCCTCATCGCCGATTGTGCCGTAGGTGTACTCTTCGCCCTCGCCAACTTGAGGTAAGTGTCCAAAGTCACCTAAACCAACGCGTTTAGCCGCGCGGAAGTCGGTTAATGTGCCACGAGAGGTAAACTGATCGAAGTTTTCTGCTGCGGTTTCCCAGCCCTTGAGTAATGATTTGTGCGCCACATCAATTAAGATTTGGCCAAAGTCAGAGCTTGAGTGTGTAAATGCTAAGCCGACCATGCTCATAGCATTTTGACCAGATACACTAACGCCGCGATCAACCAATGACGCACGGGCAAGCTCACGTAAGGTCATTGCGTTGTAGGCATTGTCTTTGGCATTCGCTTTATCTTTATCGATGCCTGCACGAGCCAATAAGGATTGTTTCACGCTATCGCCAACAATATTACCGTTATCAGCATAAGGTGTTACTGCTGCGCTTGGCGTTGTATTTGCACCAAGTTTTGCTAATAATTTGTCTTTGGCTTGCTCTGCGGTAATTGATAAATCACCCAAGCACTCAACCAATAAAGCATCGTGAGCTGAGCCAAACGGTGCGAATACTGCTTTAATATCTGCATTGCGTTTGTTTAACTCGGCCTGTACTTGAGCTGTATTATCCACTGGCACAGTTGATGATTGATTAACTGGTGCTGTTGGTGCAGGAGTTGGTGTTGCTTGTGATGCTGGATTTGTACCAGCGTTGCCTTGTGGCTTAAACAACATATTTTTAATTTCATTAGGCATTTTCTCAAAGTCCTCTAATTTTCGTGATTTAATAGACGCCATCGCCACAAGTGGTTCGGCTAGTTTGTCAGCAAATCCTTGTTCAACGCATTCTTTACCGTTGAGCCAAGTTTCCGCTGATAGCATTTCTGCTAATTCTTCAGGTGTTTTTCCTGTTTTGCTTGCGTAAGCTGGAATTAGTGTATTTTCGACTTTATCTAATAGGTCGGCATACTTGCGCATATCCTCAGCATCACCGCCTTGGATACCCCAAGGCTTGTGGATCATCATCATTGCGTTTTCAGGCATAATTACTTCGTTCCCTGCCATCGCAATAACGCTCGCCATACTTGCCGCCAAGCCGTCAATGTAAACCGTCACATTTGCCGGGTGATTTTTTAGCAAGTTGTAAATAGCGATCCCATCAAATACATCGCCACCGGGTGAGTGGATGTGTAGATTGATCTGCTTGAGATTATTGCCAAGCGCTTTTAGATCTTTCGAAAAGCTCTTAGCAGTAATACCCCAATATCCGATCTCATCGTAAATTGAGATCTCTGCCGTATCGTTGGCTTTGGCTTTGATTGAGTACCAAGACTGATTACTCGTCTTTGTCGTGCTCGTTGCCATCGCCACCGGCGACAGAATCATCTTTTGCTTTTTCATTTGTCGTACCTGTGTTAGTTAAATCTGTGTCAAACTTGAGACCAAATTTGCGGTTTTCCTCGACCTCAACTCTACGTCTGCGTTTAACTTCTGCCGGGTTACTGCCGCTTGCTCGTACTGCTTGGCTTTCGGTTGCCAATCCACCTTTGATACGCTCTTTCCACGCTTGCGCCTCTTTTGTCGGATCAATCCACGGCATCACAGGTCCGCTATAAACAGCGTTATAAAGTGATGCAGGATCAATATCTACCGGCACCTCAATTTCGCCACTGACAATCGCCATTTTTAGCCATTCTCTGTATATCGGGCGTGAGATGTGCGCGACAAAGGTATCTTGTAAAACGGAGTAACCCTCAAAGCTCTCCACCAACTCTTGGCGCTGGCTTGAGTAAGTGCCGTTATAGTCACGGGCAATGCTTGAGTAACTTGAGCGAGTACCGGCTGCCGTTGCTCTTAATTGCCCATTACGAAAGGTTTCAAGGTTAACGTTTGGGCGGTTTGAGTTAATTAACCCGATGTCCTCGCCGGGTTTTAAATCATCAATGATTGCACCGGGAGCAATCTCAAAATCTCGCTCCGGACTGTCTGCGCTGTAATCCTCATTATCCCCATAGATAGCGGCATCACCTTTTTTGATGTACATCGTAAAGGCGGCGGCAATTCGTGCAGCAACACGCTCACTCTCCTCGTAGTCTTTAAGGTCAGCAAGTCGGATAATTACACCGTGCAACATCGATACGCCACGCAACTGGTGCAAGCGTTTTTTAAACGCAAGGTGCAACATATTTTCTGCCGGCACTGATTTAACTCGCCCGTAAGTGCGGTTATTTTCCTGAGGGTTGTCCATGTAAACACGGTAAGACACAGGACGGCGCCAAGCGTTAATCTCTATGCCTTGGATTACATTAGCTGTATCAAGGGTATTCATCGGCACAAAATCAGGCTCTAGTGCCTCACGGCTAAATGCAATGTCGGTGCTATGATTTAGTCCTGCCACCGTGCCGCGTACAAGCTGGATAAATACTTCACCATCGCGCAACCAAGTGCGCAAAAGCATTCGCTCAAGTTCCGGGCGGGTAAATTGTCCGGTAACTTCCGGACGCACAGACCATTCCGCCCATTTTTTGCGGATTTGCTCTGCCAAATCCTCATCAACATCACCTGTTAAATTAAGCGGCTGTGGCTCAATGTGGATGCCTCGGGAGCCAATGACGCGCTCTTCCATTTTGTCCAAAATGCCGATCACAATGTCGTGATTTTGGTCTAATGCCCGAGCTTGCTCTCGCAAACTAACCGCACTTTGTTTGGTCGATACGTTAGCACCTTGGCTTTCGCGTTTTGCTTTGTGTGTGCGATTTGGCACAGCCGCCTCATACGCATTCATCACATAACGGTTTTTCGCCCGCTGTGCGCCCCATTTAGGCGAGATTGCGGCAATCGCTTTATCTACTATTCCCATTTTTTAAAATCTCGCATATTTGATTCTGTGGCGTTTAACGCGCTGTCTTGTTTCCGCTAACAACTCATTAAGCATTTGTTGATAGCGGTCACGTTGTTTTGTCCATTCGGACACTTGGTAAGATACCGATCGCCCGTTAAAGCTCACTTGGCTTTGGGCGTTCTCGATCTTTTCATCAAGCGTTCGGATTTTTTCTTCGAGCTCGTCTTTGTCGTAAATCACAGCCACCCACCTTTTTTCTTACTTCCGCCACCGCTTAACCAGTTGCTTTTTACTTTGGTTTTCGGTTGCGGTTTAACTTGTTCAATTTCTACCGCACTTTCTGTTTCTTGTTCCGGTGCGGTTGTTTCTTTTCGGATCACATCGGGGTTTAAGTGGGGGAGTTTTGCCCAGTACGGGACATTATCCTCATCACCCCACTTAATCCGCTCATAACCTCGCAAAATAGCGATTGCATGGGTGTAGCAAAATAAGTCAAACGCCTCATTGTTGCCTTTCCCCGGTTTGCGCCACTTGCCGTCTTGTCCGCGCTCCTCATAAGTCAGCTCATCAAAAAACCACTCCCCAAGCCATGCTGGAAAATGGATATAGTTAGCGCCGACTGTCTCACGACTTAATGCGTTACTAATTCGATCTTTGAGTTGATCTGTTTGGAGTAGATACAGTGGCACATCACCGCGCGCTTTAGCGTGTCGATCTGAGCGAGAGGTGTTATCAGGATAAGTGCGCGTAATAAGTTTTTGACGCTTGGTGCTATCACCTTTGACGAGATAGACGCGCTTAGATAATCCATCACGCTTGCATCTACGCCAAAACTTATAAGCGTTATCTGTTACACCGTCCTCACCACCGCTATCTACAGCCATTGCAAGGATTGGCATAAATCCACCATCTAGCCCCTCAATGCGATATTGCTTATTGAGTACATCGCTAATAAGCAAATCCCAGTCCTCAGGGTAGGCGGACGGGTCAATAGGATGACACTCACCGTCAGCATTGGCCCGCATTGATGATTTGATGTTGTATCGATCAATAAGCCACCGCTCGCTGTTTTCGCCGTAGCCCACAATTTGGACTACAAAGCGGCGATTCTGCCCACCCTGTACGTCAACCGCAGCCAATAAAAAACGGCACCCATAAGGTACCGTTCTTTTTTCTGTATCTTCTCGTCGATCCATTAGCTCATCGCTTTGGCGTTGCTCAAGTGCGGAGCGTGGTAAATAAGGTAATCCCCAGTCTGTATTTGTTACAGCCTTTAGCGTTTCTTCACTACCTGTCATTTCAAATTCATGTTCAGCAGTGAGTAATTTATAGGTTAATTGCGCCCATGTTTGATAAGCTGCTGCAGGGCCTTCCAGCCAAAATGATGCAATACGAGAGTTTCTTCCCTCTCCATGGATTACACCATCTTTATCTATCGTTTGCCCCTCTTTTAACCACTTGCCACTGATATTCAGTGCGCGCTTTCTGTCAGGCTCTATCAGAGATTGACAGTGTGGGCATTGCAATCGAGCTTTTTCGCTTGCCTTAACATAATCAGTGTCATCTCGATAGCCGACCATGTTAGCCATTGATGGCTCAAACCAATCAGAGCAATGTGGACATTGCCAGTAAAAACGACGTCTATCTCCTCGGTTATACAGAGATAAAATGCCAGTTGTCGGAGGTGCTTCGTGTGTTGATTTTGGGTGATGCTTTAGATCGACAATATCCTTACCTGGCGAGCTCTCAACAAGCGTCATGCCAGCACTCATAAATGTCGTAGTCCGTTTTGAGGCTAAACTAAATCCGTCACCCTCACCGTCCACATCATCGGGCCATCGGTCGTAGTCAGTTAATGCAACGTATTTGTAGTCAGACGATGACAATACATTAATTGACGGCCAACCAATCTTTAACAGGTTACCCGCTCTAAAGTATTTATCGTGGACATTGTTATCGTTTTTACGCGGGCTTAATCTTTTTACAATCTCAGGTGAGCATCTAAAAGTGCGGTCTAAACGTTTACGACTATGTTCGCTGGCTTTCTCTTGTGTCAACTGCACAAGTAAAAAATCTGACGGGTCGCAAACAATCGAGTAGGTTATCCACCCATCAATTAGACCAACTGTTTTACCTGTTCTGGCTGGTCCGACAAAAATCACCGCATCATACTCACGAGAGTTAAGACAGTCCATCGGCTCTAAAATATATGCCGCAGTGTCTTTATCCCATTTAACAGAGTTTCCGCCACCAACAGGCACGCGCATATACTCAGCGACTGCCTCTGACACCTTCATTCGACGTGGAGGCTTAAGCAGATTTGCAATGTCTCGTCTAATGTCTTTAGCTGATGCAAACATTACTGCTCCTCTGACTTATCATCGCCAGCCTGTATGTGCGATGACATTTGCGACTTAACATCATCAATTACTTGTATTACACGGGTTAATTGTGATGGTGTTAATCCACAGTCACGCTCTAAAATATCTGGCAAGGTATCAAGAGATTGTACTACTGCTTTTGCCAAAAAACTCATCTCTTGAGCAACTTCAAAAGCAGGCACCAGCTCTCCAGTGTCGCGCTCATATTTAAGTCTTTCGTTCTCCGCCTGCCAAAATGCCCGTCTCTCAACGGGTGACAAACTATCAACATCTGCCGTCATTTTTTCGGCAAGCCCGATTTTGATTAAATCGGATATTGCGTATAACTTTAATTTTGAGTTACTACCGATAGCAGGAGTAAGTCCTGCGACCCGTTGCGACACGGTCTGACGGTGCATTCCGACAAGTTCGGCAATCTGATTTATATTGAGTTTTAAGTCGAATAAATTATCCATACCGAGACCGTAAAAATGCCTAAAAAGTAAAAAAGATGATGATGCCTAAGATGTCAAAAAACTGTCGAAAACCGCGCGCCCGAAACCCCGTGGAAAGAGGTATCCCCTCAGGAGTACCTTTTACTTTTAAAATCAAACCTTTAAAATAAAAAAAGACCGCTGATTTAGCAGTCTTTGCTTTGTTTATTTAACGCTTAGCGCTCAACTCTTTAATGCCAAGATTAATATCTTCAATCAATCTGATGATTCCATCAACATTGAAATTCTTATTCATCTCTCTGGACAGCCAAACAAGGTTACGGAATTGCGCATTAGGTTGTTTATTGTTGAGTGGTTTATTGTCTTCCAT